CCTGATGCTTCACGACTCTTCTCAAGAGTCAGTGCCAGTGCAGTTACCTCCCCGCCATCTGGTGAGAGATTGGAACGCTGCATATCCTTAACGCGATATTTGCGTACCTTTGTCTCATCAACTCCGCAGCAAATGCACCAACAAACATCTTCCATTTCGTCATGGAGTGTTTCGGTTGCAGGAGACTGCACTGGAACATCAACCCAGGTATTTGAGCGAAGCTGACCAATTACCTTGTGAACGAACATCTCGTTAGGCACACCATGGCGCTTTTGCTCGATGATGGCGTAATCACCAAATTTGAATTCGATTTCGTTATTCATGTTTATTACCCTCATAAAAAAGGCCCGCTATTGCAGGCCTGTTAATTTGCTTTTGTTAGGTCGTAAAAAAGGCCGATTATCACAATCAGCCCTGTGAGGTTCTCAGCGATGTAGACTTCATGCATGTCACACCTCCGGAATATGTTTAGTGAAGTTTTTGCGGAAGTTTTTAGTATCGAAAACGCTCCATTTATTATTGTGAATGGCATAAACGCACGTTTTGTTTTCATCCTGGTAAGCCAGTCTTACCTTGCGGTAGAACCTTGGTTTGTTTTCTGTGTAGATATTATTTCCTGTCATCAAACCCTCCCGTAAACCATCATGATTCTCTGGCGTGCCGGGCTATTCAGATAAGCCTGAACGACGCCATTTCTTTCAGGATTGTATTGCCTGAATGCCTTTGGTTTTGTTCTGACATCGGCGTAGTTTTCTTTCGGTGTCAACTGTTTCTCTGCTGGCATATACAACCTTGAATATGTCGCTGAGTTATGCTGAAGAGCACCCTCATTGGCCAACTGCGCCACATAGCGAAAAGCAGATTTCCTGCTCACACCGCACGCTGCTGCGATTTCACCAACCGTCATGGGCTGTGATATTGATGGGATGAAGTCCATTACTTTCTGTCGAATTGTGGCGGCATTCTTCCTTGTCACCCCTCCCTTGCTGGCGATCATCCTCTTCTCAGCTCGTACTGAATCTGTCTTCAGCCATCGTTCGTAATCTTCTCGTGACAGGAAGGTTCCAGAGCCATTGATTGAGTAGACATCACCAGTATTTTTTAGCTTGCCAACCAACTTGTAGTAAGTTGCTCGGGATATGTTTATGTGGGCTTTTGCTTTCTGCCAGTTTACCGGTTGGTTATCTCTGATGAAATCGATGATGCGTTGTTTTAAAGAATCCATGGTTAGTACTCCGTGACGTTTTGCTGCTGCCAAACTTCGTCATATTCTGACTTTGGCATGTTAGCTACGTAGTTGTAGGGAGATGCGCCTTCTGCCTGCAAGAACTGGTGAGACTGTTCATCAAGAAACAAAGGGACACCACCCTCCCACCCTTCGCCATTCCTCTGCTTTTCCAGCATAAGAACGGATGCCGGAGCGGCTGCCAGTTGCTCTTCCTTTTCGGATAGTTGCTCTCCTGCCTGCATGCGTTGGATCGCTCTCTCGCGGCCTTTGTTGCGCCAGATGATAAACAGGTTATCCGTGAGGTCAGTAATAGCTCCAGAGCCTTTCACGTCCATTTTACCGGTGGGCTTTTCTTCGCTGTCTCCCTTTCTGGAGTGAGTGACGAGAATGATATGAGAGTTGGTTTTGTTCTTGAAATCACACAGAGCATCAACAAAAGCCTTTTGCCCGTTGTAATCGTCGTCACCTATCCCACATTTCATCAGGCTGTCGATGATGAATAACTGGATGCCGTATCGACGTCTGGCATAGGTAAATATTTCTATCAACCGCTCTGCTTTAGCTGTTCCTGTGAGTCCAAATATCCATAACCGGTCATCATAGAAATTAAACGCAGAATCGATTTCAAGTACCGGCGGCATCTTGCAGCATGTGGCTTGTCTGGTCAGGCGTTTAAGCAATACGCCTGGCTTTAACTCAAGAGATGCTACGCAGGTCTTAACACCCTGCCGCATTGCTTCAAGTGCCATATGTCCGACAACTTCCGTTTTCCCGTGACCATTGACGCCATTGACCAGAGTTAGCTCGGCCTCTCGGAACTGAAAGTTGTAGGAAAGCGATTCCCACGGCGGGTTGAAAAGGTATTGCTGTTTTCCGTAGAAGGCGTTGATTGTGTCCTGATAGAACTCTCTCGCACTGTAGAGTTCCTCGGGGTCGAAGAAAGCTGCACCCTCCAGACACTGCCAGATAACATCTTCCGCTACCCCTTCCATGAGGCATTCGTTGATGTCTTTGCGTGGTAACTTCACCATTCGGCAGCGGTGCTCTCCAAGGCGGCTAGCTATCTCTCTGGCGGCTTCCTGTCCAACCTCATCATTATCCATTGAGATCCAGATTTCTTCGAACCGGTCGAGGTTGTGAAACTCGAATTCAATCCATTGCTGTTTTGCCCCCTTTCCACCACCGAAAGGTACTGAAAGCGCGTTCACTCCATATTGCGAGTAGCTCATGCAATCAATTTCACCTTCGCACAGCACTACAGAGCGAACCTTGCTATCCAGTGCCTGCCATCCGAACAGGCAGGGCTCACAGTCACCTTCTGCCATAATCACTTTCTTTCCGTTAGGCCGCTCAGTGCTGATGCGTTTTACTTGCAGCAACTCACCGTCCCGCTTGTATGGAAAGACAAGGGCTTCAAGCTCTCTCTCGCCGTTCCACACTTTGCCACTGACGACTTCGAACAGCCTGGCCGTCTCAGGAGTGATGCCTCTCGACTTCAGGTATTCGATGTGGTGCTCAGACCTGTTGCAGTACTTGGCGACTTTCTTGCGATCAGGTCGGGAGAATTTCTTTTCGCGTTTTGCATCAAAGTGGTGGTCGTCATCCCTGATTCCGATGAACGCCTTGGCTTCCTGCATGGCCTGATGGAGGTTTATTCCACGGCAGGCCATCCACAAATCCAGCATGTCACCGCCATCACCCTCCGCAAAATCAGCCCATTTTTTCTTACCGTTTAGGTTTACCTTTAAGCTGCTCCCCTTGTCTCCATGAACGTTGCCGGCAACCCATTCGTGCCCGTCTTTCTTGCCGTTAGGCAACAGGTGCGGAGCAACCCTGTCAACCTGCAACCAAAGCAGGTCACTAAGCTCACTTGGACTCACGATGACCTCAGACTCAGAAGGTTAAACCAGAATGCAACGAACGCAGCACTAAGCCAGCCGTGGTTATATCCCGCGACAAGTAGATATTTGATTCTGGATTTCATGATTCACCTGTCGAAAAAAACGTAGCCCGTTTTTGACACGGTGATCGGAGATGACGTGGATGGTTTATGCGGTTGCGGCGTTGGCTTTTCATCCTCCCAGCGCTTTCCGTTCAGGTATGTTGCTGGGTGAAGCTTATCGAATCCGAATTGCTTACCTATCCGAGACCTTACATCATCCGCGAGAATTCCGGCGAACTCCTCTGGCGACCCACAGTTAACTTTCCGCCATAACTCGAATTGAGTCCTGAAAGATTTCATGGCTGACTGTTTGCCGGTTTTTCTCATCCCTGCACACCAGAAAATACTTTCGAATGCCAGGTCTGTTTTCTCATGACGGTCAGAGGTTTTTTTACGCTTCGCCTGAACTTGTTCGGGCAATATGTTTTTATTGTCTTTCTTTTCTTTTGTAATATTGTCTTTTGTGTTTAGCAACTTCTGCTTAATGCGATTAGCAGGTTCTGCTAAGGTTTTCTTAGCAGGTTTAGCTAATGTTTTGCAGAATCCGTTATTCTTTGTTTGCCACTCAGAAATGTTGGTATTCATGCCGATTTTACGGCCTTCCTGAATGAGTACTTTCTTACGAACCAGATTGCTTTTTGCTGCTGAGCAATGGGTGTAATGCTTATCAATCATTACCTCAAGTTGCTCATTGCTGATCCAGTCTGTTTTTTTGCTGAACCCGTATGTCTTGCGCCACACAGCCATAACAACACACAGCTCAGTTTCAGGGAGTCCAGAGCACATGGTCGCATCGAGAAGCTCATTGGCAAGGCGCGAATAACCATCTTCGAGTTGCGCCACTTTCTTCTCCACCGGAGTTTTCGTAACCCCGAAGTTTGCATAAGCTACGTTACTCATGGCTAATCTCCGATTTTTTATGCCGGTTCAAAATCTCTCGCAATGGTGCAGCGATAACAGGATTTATCTGTTGATAGAATTGATCGCGAAGCACGTCTTTTCGGTGATTAACGCGTTTATTTTCATGCTGTTTTTGCATATAATTACCTCGTTGAACGGTATTAGAATTCCATCGAAATCTGTTCTGAACGCTCCGCTGCAACGGGGCGTTTTTTCTTTGTGAGAACCGCCGCAACTTCCTTCGCTAATCTGGCGATATCGTCATCGACAACACCCCACTCCAGAACGGCTAAGAGCATTGCCATCTTCGGCAACCAACTTTCCTTCCATCGGGTGATCTGCGCTTTATCAACTCCGATTGCTTTGGCTACGTTATTTCCACCTTTCATGGCGATTCGGTTGAGCAACCAGGATTCAATGCGGCGTGCATTGACCTTGTTGCGGTTAATTGAGTTTTCCATTTCGTATGATTCCATAGTGTTGAAAATAGTTAGGTAGACGCATTCGTTGATGCGTTTGTTAAATGCCATCCCGAAACAGGCTGGCGGGCAGATTTTTAAAGAGCGGTGTTTCTTAAGCGGCCAACAACTCCGGCCAGATACTTACCCAATCGCCAGGGTGGAGATGCTTTCTCGTTACCTTGCCCCCGCTTTCCTTCTCAATGGAAACGCAAAGGGCTGCACCCAGCTCATGATTACGACTTAATGCTTTTCTCAGATAGCCAATAGTCGTGCCACATGAGATGGCGAAATCGCGCTGCTCAACTAGCGAAAGGGAATTCAAATATTGGCGCAATGCTTCCATCATTAATTTCCCTTCTGGTTAACTTTCAAGGCATAGTTTACCCACAGGTAATATTTTGTCAATACCTATAGGTTATTTACCGTAGGGTAAATGCGGATACTATTTACATATGGACAAATACGAACACAGAAGACAGCGACTAATCGAAATCCGAGACACTATGTGTGGCGGAAAGGCTGTGGCTTTGGCGAAAAAAATCGACCGAGAACCATCATATGTATCGAGGATGCTTTACGAGGATGGTAAGAAGGGAAAGAAGCGCATAGCTGATGATATGGTTGAACTAATAGAGCAAAGCTTTGGGCTGTCAAGAGGATGGCTTGATGGCGACGGAAGCGCTCCAGAGATGATTGATATAAACGGAAAAAATTACCGAGTTGAAGTATTAGACCTGAAGGTTAGTGCTGGCCCGGGGACATACATGCTATCCGAAATGGTTGAAGTCTTAACCGCAATAGAGTTCACAACAGAACACGCTCATGCACTATTTGGAAGCCGTCCGGCAAAGGATATAAAGGTGATGACCGTTGACGGTGACAGTATGTATCCGACGATAAAATCTGGTGACAGATTATTCTTCGACATCTCTGTAAGAGAGTTTAAAACGGATGGAATTTACGCATTTGTATATGGGAAAACCTTCCATGTTAAACGCCTACAGATGCAGGGTCTGGAGTTAGCTGTACTGTCTGATAATCCCATGCTTGAGAAATGGTACATCCGGGAAGAGAACCAAGATCAGTTCTATGTCATGGGTAAGGCGCTTCTACACGAATCCATCCAGTACGGGAAGCTGTAGCCACGTGGCCTGATGAGACGTTTGGGTGATGAATATGTCAAAAGAACGCATTGCTTATGTAATGCCTATTAATACTGATGATCCAGATAAGTCAACACCTCTCCTCGTATACGATGTTGATGAATTACCAGTGACAGAAGATTTTCACTTTGCAGTATTTATGCTTGGTCTGACTGAATGGCAGCCATATTGGCTTAAAGCGCAAATCTTGCATGATGATAAGCCTATTCATAAAGAAACCGGAGTTTGGGTAAGGGCAAAGCTTAAGTTCGGAAATCCTGATGATGTAGCTGCTTCAATAAATATGCACTTTGAGAAGTGCGTTTTTGAAAAACAAGGCAATTACCTCATCAAAGTTACCCTTATGAAAGATGGTGAGGCTCTCCATGAAAATGGTGCATATTTCAGGATCAGCTTGAATGAACGATAAGGTACAGGAGATATCTCTTCACTCCAGATACTCGTACAGAGGTAGTAATGCTGTTGACTTAACCACTGAAGGAGATCATTCTTCTATGTATGGTGGAGGAAACGGCGGAGGTAACATGCTTGAGGCTAGAGTTGCTAAGCTTGAGTCTGATATAGAATACATCAAGCGCGACATCGCTGAGACTAAATCAGATATAAAATCCATAGACTCCAGACTGTCAGATATTGAGACCGGCATTAGCTCAGCCAAGACAACCATCAAAGCATCTGCTGCGGTGGTAAGTGTCGTGTTCGCATTTTGCGTCTATGTTTTCGGGAGCTATGTTTCCAAGATTCTCGATGTCTTAAATGGTCTTGTGCTTAAATAGCTAACAACCCGGCCACCACGCCGGGTTTTTACTGCCTTCCGATCCCCCAAGAGCACCACCCGCCAGCCAGTATAAGTCATTGATAATTTCGAAAAGATCTGCAAACAAAACCAATTACCCCGCCAGGTTGGCAGCACCATGTTCGTCTCTATTTGGCAGCCGTGCCAGGTTTTTATCGCCCCTCCCTCACGAACTCCGCAGCAACAACACACCAATCTCAACCCCTTGAGAATCACGTCACCTACAGCTTTTCACCCCTATCAATTATCAAACCCCTGCTAATCATTGCCCTTTTGGTGCCCCTTTAAGCACAGAACACAACAAGAGCAAAAATAAATTACCTTTTAAATCAGCAAGTAAACAAAAACACCTCAATTTATTTACCTGTGGGTATAGACAATTATTTTACCCATGGGTATATTTACCCCCATCAGCATGACGCACTGCTTCACCAGGATGGTGAATGCTCTTTAACAACATGATTCCTCCCTGTTGCGGGGAGGCCGAAGAAAGTTCTTCGGGATTGGATGAATGCGCAGGCTGATGCGCGACCGATGTATTCACAGCGCCCATGGCAAGCCGTAACCAATCGGCGCCTCAAGACAGTGTCACTGGTAGTGCGGGCGCTCTAACCAGTAAGCCGGAAATCAGCACCGGCCATCCAATCGCCAAAGAACTTACTGAGGGTACAAATATGAATTCAAGACAGCGTTACAAGGCTAAACGCGCAGCTGAGCACCGTGAGCGAAAAGAGTATTGCAAGAAGATTGACCGCGCTTTCTCGCGTATCTCAGAAGACTGCAGCAATCGCGTTGTGCTGGCTACGTCATTGGGTAGCATCCGCGACAAAGCAGCTCAGGAAGAGATTACAGAGCGCAGAAATCGCATCTGGTACAAACAGCCTGGCGAGCGCGGTATTACTTGCTCAGGCCGGCAGAAATCACGGGGTAAGAGCATCCCGGCCTATTTTGACTAATGGTTGCTCGGGCGGCCTTTTTTATGAGGGTGAGAGAATGAGTAAAGATAATGGCGGACCAGCTTTTCCGAGTTCTGCAAGTGATGGTTGTGGTTCTTCTATTGATAGAAGTGGAATGACGCTGCGAGATTACTTTGCGGCGAAAGCTATGCAGGCATTTATCACTGGGGCAATGTCTGATGGAACCCCTCTAAGAATTGAGCAGGGAGATGACAGTACAGCTGCAAAGGCTGCATATATTATCGCCGATGCGATGATTAAGGAGCGCAATAAATTATGAGCAGAAACGGTTGTCGCTCTCTCATCATTGCTCTTATTGCATGCTTAGCAATCTGGAGCGTTGTTATCTTCGCTATATATAAATGGTGCTGAAGATGAAAATTAACCACACGCTTTTGAAATTGGCTCAAATCAAGGCGCGTATCGCCAGAAAGAATGGTGATGGTGCTAAGTGGATGGAAGCTAACGAAGAAATGAAAGCTGCGGCTGGCATGCCATGGTATCGGAGGAATTCATGGAATGGATAAACTATTCAGAGCGGACACCTGAATCAGTCGGTGTGTATCTGTGGAGAATGAAAAGCCGTGTAGTAAATGGCTTAATTGTTGTAGCAAGAGCAAAATTCAGAAAGCGTGGTGCGGGTTACGAAGATGTTCTATCTCCTGAATTCGATCACTGGAATGGATATTCAGTAATCGTACCAAGTGAATTGCAATGGGCTGAGGATGATAAATCAGTACCGGATATTTCTTTTGAAAAATTACCATCAGTAGCAGATTGTCCTTTCTGCAAACAGAGGCCAACTATCAAGGCGTTTGAATGGAATCAGGGGTGCAGGATAGGCCCGGAGCCATTTATCCTTAATAAATTCCAGTTGAAATGTTGTGGCTGGATTGGTGCTTTAACTTTCGATAGCCCAATAACAGCAATAGAATCCTGGAATGAAAAGCTAAACCAGCCAACCAAATAAACCAACCAACTTAACCATGTCGGCTATTACAGCGACGGGCTTCGTGCATTCTGAAATCAGGAGGCGATATGAAATTAAAA